GCCTCGCGTATCGCTACGCGTGGACTATGAGTCGATTCTCGAGCCGGGTAAACCCCGTGCAATGACGTACGTCGGTCCGGTTAGTGGATCCGCTCCTGCCGGTTATGCCTTGACGTTGCCTGCGTTCCCTCCGGATCTTGCGGTCCGGACGGAACAACGCGCGTTCAGAAAACTTAAACAGCAAAATGTAAACCTTGCTGTGGCGTTTGGTGAACGTACAGCTACTGCGGAGCACCTGGCGTTGACCGCTGGGCGTATCCTACAAGGGCTGGAGGCAGCACGGAAGTTCAATGTCAAAGGTCTGGCAAAGGCCGTCAATATTAAAAATGTGGAGCGCTTGCAGCGTCAGGCCAAAAGGATCCTGAAACGCAAGTACAACACAGTTGACGGCAAAGCGCATAGCCTTTGGCTTGAAGCGCAGTACGGGTGGAAGCCAATGTTGTCGGACGTCCACGGTGCGGTCACCGAGCTGATGGAGCGGGATTCCCGTTTCCAAGATCGGTACACTGCAACGTGTAGTGCGAAAGACGATCAGCTTGTCACCTCGTACAGTGAGCCTGCGCTTACTACTGGTTTTGCGGCCTTACAGGTCGACAAATGCCAGATGCAGACTCGCACCCGGTTCCGCTGTTACGCTCGCTTCGACTGGGTATTAGTGAATCCCATGCTGGCTTCTGCCAGCGAATTGGGCCTCACGAACCCCTTAGAAGTAGCGTGGGAACTGGTTCCGTTTAGCTTTGTTGCCGATTGGTTCGTCCCGCTTGGTACTTACCTCTCCAGTATGGATATTGGAACAGGTTGGGCCTTTAAGGGCGGATCTATGAGTCGACTCACCAGGAGTAGTCGGCGCTTCTACGTGGGAAAACCACGTATTAATTCAACAAGCGCCTTGAAGCAGGTGGGGTATAACTACTCATCTGTGAATACGCAGAAACTGGTCAATTTGCAACGATCAGTCTATGTGACTCCTCCTCAAGCTTGGATGCCTGAGATTCATCCTCTTAGTGCACTGGGCCCAGGAAGTCGAATGGCTAACGCTATTGCGTTACTCGGTTCGTTCTTCCGAAAATGACCGCAGTCTATCCTAAGTAAAGGACGATTGCATAACCCGCCACTTAGGTGGCATAACGTAACAAGGGGATAAACGTGGATATCACCACGATCACCGTTCCAGATGCCGCAACCACTCCCGTCAATCATACGTTCGGTCCGAACAAGATTGACGGTGACACCGCTCGGTGGAATGAGAAGAGTGCCTCGCATGCCAGTGGTTACTGGACGCTTGCGCTCTCTCTTCGTGATCCTGCGGGATCCAATGGCTCGCGTGTCTACCGTTCGCAGCTGAGTCTCAATGTGCCCGTGTTGGTGACGGAAGTCATCAACGGTGTGAGCGTCCCGAAGGTCGCCTACACCATGCGTGCAAATGTTGAACTCATCCTGCCTCAGGACAGCACGTTGCAGAACCGTAAGGATCTTCGGAAGATCCTGGAAGGACTCATCGGCAATGCTCTTGTGAAGAGCGTCGTCGAGGACCTGGACCATGTCACCTAACCCC